GAACGTGGACGATTGGTAATGTGCAACTTGAGGCAGGGTCAATTGCCACGCCCTATGAGCGCCAGATTTACAGCGATCAGTTGGCGCAGTGTCAGAGGTATTATCAAGCTGGTAAATTTGGTCAAGGCGGTTACATTTTGAGCTCAACAGCAATGTTTTACCAACAATCATTTGCTGTTGAAATGCGAACCGCCCCATCGATGGCTACAAGTTCAGTTTCCTCTACAAATCTCAACACGCTGGCATTAAATCCATACTCAGGTCAATTTCAAATTTACGGAGTTGGCGCGTCCACTGCCGGTGCCTATTACTATGGAAACTTTACAGCCACAGCGGAGCTTTGATCATGTACACTAATGCTCAGTATTACAACAACACGCTGACCGGCCAGTCGCCTGCTGGCATCCGTTGCGACATCAACGGCGTGACGAGCTTCGTGCCGATTGATCCCGCCAACACCGACTACCAGAACATCATGCAGCTTGTCGATGAAGGCAAGCTGACCATTGCACCGGCTGGAGCATAAGCCATGACTGTCACGATCAACGGTACAGCAGGAATCACCACACCGTCAGAGAATTACCCCGGATCAGTATCCGGTACGGTGACGGTTCAACCTGCCACTGCCGCTGGTACGTGGTCGCTCACACTTCCGACGACCCCCGGCACTAGCGGTTATTTGCTATCAACAGACGGCTCTGGCGTTACATCTTGGGTAGCATCGATAGGCGGCGGAAACGTCAACAGCAGCGGGACGCCCACCGCTGGGCAGATTGCAATTTGGGTGAACTCGAACACGGTGCAAGGCACGTCAGTTCTTCCTTCAGCGAACGGCGGCACAGGCGTCAATAACGGCTCCAGCACCTTGACGCTCTCCGCCAACAATACCGCCGCGCAGTTCATCAATAATGCTGTCGCGGTCACAGTCACCTCTAATGCAGGCACGGTGCCGATCACGAGCAAGGTGAATAATTTCACCAATAGCTCTGCGGCTACGATGGCAATCACGTTGGCAACGACTGGCGCGGTTGATGGTCAGTTGTCGATTGTCCGTATTTACGACTTCAGCGCGGTGACGCAGACCATCGGCTGGACCAACACTGAAAACAGCACCTCTTCCGTGCCGACGACATCGAACGGTTCGACGACCTTGCCGGTGACCGTCGGGTTCCAATACAACGGCAAAACCAATCTGTGGCGTTGCATCGCCACTGCATAAAGGTGACTCATGCGCTGTGCGGTTTGTGAACTATCGAACGGCTTGGTGACGAACATCATCGTGGCCGATCCAAACGTCGATCCTGCGCCCGAAGGGACGCAGCTGATCGCCATAGCGGACGACCAGCCATGCGACATTGGCTGGACGTGGGATGGCACGCAGTTCAATCCCCCAGCTGATCAGGAGGCGTAAACATGGCTACTCGTTTTTGGGTCGGTGGGTCCGGTACATGGGATAGCTCTTCAACGACACACTGGGCGGCCACAACTGGTGGTGCTGCTGGGGCTTCCGCCCCCACATCTGCGGATTCCGCTACCTTTGACAGCAACTCTGGAACGTCTGCCACTGTCACAGTAGCTGCGACCGCCACATCATCCACCACAACTGTAAACAAGTCAGATATAACGCTCACGCTGTCTGGCAACACGACCTTGGCCGTTTCCTCTGTCACGTTGACAAACGGAACTATCAACCTTTCTGGCAATACGCTTACGACCCCCACGTTTATAACCGCGACCGGCACAAAGACCCTTACGTTCAATGGCGGAACACTTGTCTGTACTGCCGCGACGACAACTGCCTTCAACAATGCCGCGCCAACCAGTTTTACTGTGGCATCTGGTTCTTCCGTTGGAAAGATCAGCATGAACGCTTCAACTGCGAAGACGTTTGTCGGCGGTGGAACAACATTTCCCTGTATCCTGTCCAATGATGGGGCTGGAGCATTGACAATCACGGGTGCCAACTCGTTCTCTGCTATATCCAACGGCGTTTCGCCCACAACATTCACGTTCCCTGCATCCACAACAACGACGCTCACGTCCTCTTTTGCCATTGCGGGAACCTCTGGTAATCTGGTGACGTTGAACAGCTCCACGGCGGGCACGCAGGCAACCATCTCTTTGACCGGCGGAGCGACCAGCAATTATCTGTCTGTGCAAGACATAGCCTTCGCGCCGGTGCCGACTTCCAACGGCACAACTCCTTACGTCTGGTTCTTGAACACCAACTCCACAAACGTGAGCAACGTCACGGGCGCCCTGTTCACTGCGCCCGGCACGGTCGCCTACCTTCTGACGTCGGGAACGTCGTGGACGGTCCCCGCCAATTTTAATCCGTGGAACAACACGATCCACATGATTGGTGGAGGCGGCGCTGGCGGTGCGGGCTCGCCGACGACGACGCATAAAGGTGGCAGCGGTGGCGGTGGCGGCGGTTACACCAAGGTTACCAACTTTTTCTCCACTGCGGGCAGCTCCGTAACTTATGCGATTGGCGCGGGTGGATCTGGTTCCGCCGGTGGCTCGACGACTTGGGCGTCTGGCGCCTACACCGCCGGTGGTGGCGGTCTGGGGACGACCGGCAGCACCGGCGGAACGGGCGGAACAGGAAGCACGTACAACGGTGGCGCAGGCGGCGCGTCGGGGTCGGCCTCAACGGCGATAGGTTATGCGGGCGCGGGCGGCGGCGGAGCGGCGGGACCGAACGGCGCGGGCGGCGCTGGCGGCAGCGTCACAGACACCGCAAGCAGCTATAATGCCGGTTCAGGCGGCGGCGGCAATGGTGGCGGCACCGCAGGAACAAATATGCCCAGCGGTGGCGCAGGAAACGGCGGCAACAATTCGCTCGGTGCGGGCGGTGGCGCAGGTGTGGGTTCCGGCACAATTTCCGGCTCACCCGGAACGGTCGGTGGCGGTGGCGGCGGTGGGCAAAGCGCGACGAACGGCTCATCGGTTGGCGTTGGCGGTTCTGGTTCACAAGGAATCGAAATTCTTAACACACTTGGCAGCGGCGGTGGTCCGGGCGGCAACGCCTCGGCGGCGACCGGCGCGGCGGCAAAATCAGGTATCGCGGGTTCTGGCGGCGCGGGTGGTGTGACAAGCTCGGTTGGAACGTCGATAGCTGGCGGTTCTGGTGGCGCCGGTTTGATCGTAATTGCCTATGTCCCAAACAGCAGTTCTATGTTTATGATGTTCTAGTCAACAGGCACCAAAAGGAGTTTACCATGGAAGTCCTGCTCAAGCATACCGTCGAAGAGATCAACGCCATTTTGAAAGCGCTCGGAGATCGCCCCTTCGTGGAAGTCGCCGACTTGATCACCAAGATCAAGACCAGCGCAATAGCGCAGCTGACGCCCGCACCGGCGCCTGTCGAGGCACCTTCCGCCGAAGCCGCTCCGGCGCCTGAAGCTGCTGAGACACCGGCCCAGTAAGGACTCGCGGCGCTATGGATCAATCAGTCGTCAATTTGGCTCTTAGCGCCGTTCTCGCCACGATTGGCTGGTTTGCCCGCCAACTTTGGGGCGCAAGTTCAAAAGCTGATGCCAAGGCTAAGGCCAAGGGAATCAGCGCTCGATTGAAGGGGAAAAAATGATGGATTTTCTTACGAAGATGGGTCCGCTGCTGGGCCAAATCGCACCGACGATTGCAACGGCCTTAGGGGGTCCGCTTGCCGGATTGGCGGTAAAGACGTTGTCAGGAGTTCTGCTGGGAAATGACTCCGGCACGGCAGAAGAAGTTAGCACTGCGCTTGCAGGGGCTACGCCTGACCAGCTTGCTGCGGTGAAGAAAATTGATGCGGATTTTTCAGCCAAGATGAAAGAGCTGGATATTGATCTGCAGAAAATTTACGCCGATGATCGGGATTCTGCGAGGAAGATGCAGATTGCGAATAAAGACTGGGTGCCGAAGGCTTTGGCTATTGTGACAACGGTGGGGTTTTTTATGATTCTCGACTGGTTGCTGGCTGAAGGTATGCCTAAAACTGGTAGCGAGGCGTTGTTGATGATGCTTGGCTCGCTTGGCACTGCCTGGGTCGGGATTATCAATTTCTACTACGGAAGCTCGGCTGGAAGCGAGGACAAGAATCATCTGTTGGCAAACAAGGATCAGAGCAAATGAAAAGCAATTTTGCCGCTTGTTTGGAATTGGTGCTGAAGGAAGAAGGCGGTTATGTCAATAACCCGAATGATCCCGGTGGGATGACTAATCTGGGCGTGACCAAAAGGGCTTGGGAATCCTGGGTTCAGAAAACGGTAAGTGAAAATGTTATGCAGAAATTAACTCCGGCGGATGTTGAGCCTTTTTACAAAGCTCAATATTGGATGGGGGTGAAGGGCGATCAGCTGACGCTTGGCTTGGATTATGCGGTTTTTGATTTGGCTGTGAACTCTGGCGTGAGCCGGGCGGTTAAATTTTTGCAAAAATTAGCAGTTGTTCCGGCAGATGGTGTGCTAGGCCAACGGTCGCTGGAAGCAATTGCGGAAGCTGATGCTAGGCAGATGATCGACGGCATGTGTGAGATGAGAATGGACTTTCTAAAAACTCTTTCCACTTTTAAAACTTTTGGCAAGGGCTGGAGCGAAAGAGTGGAACGGGTAAGATTTCGTGCGATGACTATGGTCGAGGTTAAAACTTAGAGGGTAAAATCATGGCGCCTGCAATTGTGGATGATACCAGGGACATTGTTATTGAGACAAAAACAAAAGTGCAGGAGCTTGACAAAAAAATTGATGGTATTATATTGACGTTGGAAACTCATAAAGCGTTGGTTAATAAAACCGCTGGCGCTTATTGGGGTGCGGGAATCATCGGTTTGGCAAGTGGCTGGGTTGGAGCGCATTTTCCCGGACTGCAAAGCATTTGGCGATAGCTGGGGAGCGGAGCCATGGGACACAGGGTGATAGTTGGATTGGAATGGGCAAAGTTGCTAAAGTCCCGCCCAAAGTCTATTCCAGTGGGTCGTCCCAGAGGCGTGATGGCTAAAGGTATTCATTATGAAAAGGAACTGGCGAAATTGCTGCCGAGTGTGAGCGCGGGACGCTGGTTTGAATTTGAAGATAGGAATGGGCATGGCCATTGCCAGCCGGATTTTGTGTTAAGTTTTGATTCTGAGCTTGTGGTGTTGGAATGTAAGCTTACTTGGGTTCCTGCCGGGCATACGCAGATTGAACAATTATACCAGCCGGTGCTGGAAAGCCTGAGCGCAAAGCGTGTGCTAGGGGTAGTGGTTTGTAAAAATATTCTGCCACAAATGCCGGTGCCGGTGTTTGGGGATCTGGCTTCGGCGATAGCTGGCGCTCGGCAAGGCCGGGCCGTGTGGCATTGGCTTGGAGTGGGTGGAATAGGTGAAATTGCTCAAGCGGCTTAGCCCTTGGGCCTACGGCTCCGGTCCCTTCGGCCGGTTAATCGGGGGCCACCGGCCCCCTGGTATTGGAGAACTGGCATGAAAAGACTAGCAGGTAAAGAAGCGATGATGAATCGCGCGGAAGCCCATGAGCCCAAGCGGGTTGTCACCAAGGCTCCGGCGAGCGCGCATAAGGGCAAGTTTTCCTCTGACGTGGGGAATGAGACCAAGGCCGATATGAAGGGCACTCAGATGGGCGGTTCCGCGGCGGAAGCTGCGCGCAATCCGCTGCATCACGCCATGCGTGAGCTGCATCATCAGCACCCGATTGCTCACCACGATCATGGTCCGCATCATGGTCATGAGCATCATATCCGCCATGAGCCCCTGCATGGTATGACTCCTCACGGCGGTCATAAGAAGCATCATCATTCGCACGGAGGCTAAGTCATGGCAAAGCGGCTTAATGATACGGCCGCTATTGTCAGAGAACCGGCCGGGAATCTGGAGCATTCGGTTTCCGTCCGGAGAATTGACAACGGCTTTCTGGTCCGTAGGACTACTTATAACGAAGGCACTGGGACTTGCACCCATAGCGAAGAGTTTTCCAAAAACGCTCCGCGCGTGGGTATGCCCCAGGTGAAGAAAGATGCCGCTGGCTATGGCGAAGGTTCGTTATCGGCTGCAGTGGAAATGCTTCGGACTAAGTCCGGAATTTGAGGAGTAAAGCTGATGTCCAAGTTGAGCAAGTTGGCCTTTGGGGCGTTCGGTACGGTTCTAATGCTGACAAGCTCAGCTTGGGCGCAGCAAGTTATGCAGACGGTGCCTTCGCCTGGAACTACTGCTGGCGGCAATGCCTCCGGTACGATTGTTACTACGGGGACGTTTCAGCTGGTGTTTGCTGCAATGCCCAACGCGCAAGCGGGTGGTCCGGTGAGGAAAGGTTGCAGGATTGTGAATGGGGGAACCCATACAATGTTTGTTTCTGAGGGTTTGACCGTCGCCACTGCCACCGTGAGCAATAGTATTCCAGTGGCAGCTGGTTCTGCTTTCGATTGTACTATTACTAACACTGCCCTGCAAGGTCAGATTGACATTGAAGGAACTTCGGGAGATTACTTCTATGCAGCGCAGTTTTAAAACTGTGCGCGGTTTTGCCGCGCTGTTGGGATTGGCGTTTGCAATTTTGCCCGGGGCTTCGGTCCCGGCAATAGCACAGCAAATTCTTCCCGAAGGTCTTACCCAGTTCACCGATGGCAACGGTTCGCCATTGGCAGCTGGTAGTGTGGCTTTTTACATCCCTAACACCTTGACGGGAAAAACTACCTGGTCCGATTCCGCGCTTACTGTGCCGAATAGCAATCCGGTTGCATTGGATGCTAACGGCCGTGCGCCGATTTGGGGCAAAGGCAGCTACCGGCAGGTGGTGAAAGATGTGAATGGGAATCAGATCTGGGATCGAGTAACTTCGGCCGCAGATTGGACTAACATAGCCATCACCGGAGGAACAATTTCTGGCGTATCCATCACCGGGTCTACGCTTAGTGGTTCAAGTTTGACCGTCAATTCGGTGGCCAACAGTGCGCTGGCCCAAGCCCCAGCTAACACGGTAAAGGGAAATGTCACCGGCACCACGGCTAATGTAACGGATAATACTCTTACCGCAGTTGTTGATGCGGATATTTCCAACGTACAGGGTTCTGTGCTGTATCGCGGAGCTACTGCTTGGAGTGCATTGGGTCCCGGCACTTCTGGACAGTATTTGCAAACTGCAGGTACGGCAGCTAATCCTGCTTGGGCTACCATCCCGCATGAGATCATCTCAACAACGCAGGTTTTTTCAACTTCCGGTACTTTCACCGTACCAACGGGGATTGATAAGATTCGTGTGCTGGTTGTTGGTGGTGGCGGGACTGGAGGCTTTGGCGGGGGCGGTGGTGGCGGTGCCGCGATTAAGACAATAACTGGTTTAACCCCTGGAGCTACCATTACGGTTACTGTTGGCGGAACTGGCGGAACTTCCTCTTTCGGTTCTTATGCTTCAGCTACTGGTGGTGGTACTGGAGCCAATGCTTCCGGAGGTGCTGGTGGTGGCGCAACTGGCGGAGATATCAATATCGCCGGGCAAGGTGGAGATGGTGGTTGTTCCGCCTGCGCTTCCGGTGTTAGTTGGTATGGTGCTGGTGGGAGTTCTATTATTGGCGGCGGAGGCACCGGCGGTGTAAATGGCGGTGGTGCTGCTCCAAATCCAAGCTCTTACGGCGGTGGCGGCGGCGGTTACGGCGGTGTGGGCTATCAGGGCGTCGTCATCGTCGAGTATTAAAGAATTGGCTAAGGGATCGTCCTTTAGCCATAAGGGGGCAGAAGCCCCAAAAAAGGAGCGCGCAATGCGTTGTTTGAATGGAGTCAAGCTGGCGCTTGCGCTGGCTCTTACGGTTGGAGCTTGTGGCGAGGCTTTGGCGGCTGGTTTGCTGACCAACGGCTTGCCGCCTGCCGGTGGAACGCAGTATCCTAGCACATTGCCCCTTACGGGTAATGAGGCTTTTGCTGTCGACACCCAGCTTCCTCAGGGCTTGAACCCCGCGTCGGAAGCTGTCACCACGGGTCAGTTGGCTGTCTGGCTGCAGCCGGTTGTTACCTCCAACACCAGCACCAGTGCGGCTACCGCTACTGTTGCTCAGATGGTGCCTACGGCTTACGGCGAGCAGGCAATTTCGCTTCTGCTCACTGGTACGCTGTCGGCCGGCGCGAACCTTACCACCCCGACGGCTGCGGCCATTGTGGCGGCGTATCCTTTTGCGGTGGCTGGAACCAGCAACATCGGTCAGAGCTGGGTTATCCGGATTAGCAATGAGTCTTCCGGTGCGTATGCCTGGACGCTGGTTGCTGGCTCGGGTGTGACCCTGCCGACCAGTGTTAACATTCCCCAGTACGGCGCGAAGAGCTATCTGGTCAAGATTGTTAGCGCGACCTCGGTTACGTTTACCGATCTGGGTAACTAAGATTTGGACCGGGGCAGCTGCCCCGGTCTTTTTCACTAGGTGAAGGGAGATAGCTGATGAAAAAGCCGCATAAAATGACGATGAAAGAGTTTGAGCATTCGGCCGCTGATAAGAAGGCGGATAAGAAGGCGCTGAAGGAAATTAATAAGGAAAAGGCTAAGGCTAAGCCGAAGAAATAACCGTGACCATTGGGGGCCATCAGTGGCCCCCTTTGCAAAACAAACTCACAACCCCGGACCCAGCTCATGGCCGTTACAGCAGAATTTCCCGAGCATTTACAGTGCCTTTTTCGGCCTAAACGCTACAAGATTCTCTATGGGGGTCGTGGCGCAGGGCGAAGCTGGGGTGCGGCGCGGGCACTTTTGCTGATTGGGACAGAAAAGCCTATCCGTGTGCTTTGCGCCAGAGAGCTGCAGAACTCAATCGCGGAATCAGTTCACAAAGTTTTAAGTGACCAGATTGATTCTTTGGGTCTGCGGGGCTTTTATGAGATCCAAGTTGGCAAGATCATCGGGGCCAATGGAACGACTTTCAGCTTTGAAGGTATTAAGAACAATACGACTAAGATCAAATCTTACGAAGGTATTGATTACTGCTGGTTGGAAGAAGCCAACAAGGTCTCCCGCGCAAGCTGGGGTGTATTGATTCCGACGATTAGAAAAGAGAACTCTGAAATCTGGATCACGTTCAATCCGGAGTTGGAAACTGACTACACCTATTGCCGCTTTGTTAAAGATCCGGTTCTTCGCCAGGCTGAGGGCATGGTCAAAGGTGTGCTGGAAGATGATTCAAGCTATGTCATTCGTATGACTTGGGCAAACAATCCGTGGTTTCCAGACGTGCTAAAGCTGGAAATGGAAAATGATAGGAAAAGGGATTTTGACTACTACCTGAACGTCTGGGAAGGGCATTGCCTGCAGAATCTTGAAGGCGCGGTTTATGCGAAGGAACTTCGCAGGGCGCAAGAAGAGGGCAGAATCTGCTCGGTGGATTGGGATCATGAAAGTCCGGTGGATACGTTCTGGGACCTCGGTCGACGGGATGCTACGGCGATCTGGTTTGCGCAGCGGGTGGCGATGGAATATCGGATACTGGGCTATTTTGAAGACACCGGGTATGAAATCAATCACTATCTGAAAGAGCTTCAGAATAGAAAATACCTCTACGGCCAACATTATCTCCCGCACGATGCGAAAGCAAAGCGGTTGGGGAGTAAGAGAACGATTGAAGAAATAGTTCGCGCTGCGTATCCAGGTAATGTTAGAATTGTGCCAAAGCTTTCTGTTGCAGATGGAATTAATGCGGCAAGGACGATTTTTTCAAATTGTTGGTTTGATGAAGACGAATGTGCGGATGGTCTTGCGGCCTTGCGGCATTATAGGTATAAAGTGGTAGACGGGCAGCTGTCTAACGAACCGATGCACAATGATGGCGCGGATGCGTTTAGATATCTGGCTGTGACTTTGCGTGGTCCCCGAGATGATTCTGTTCAACGGGGTATGGCGAATAAAATGGGCTCGGCGTTGAAGCGCCTGGGCGGTATTGGGTCCTCTGGCTTAGGATGGATGGGATAATGAGCGATATTGATGTGGATGACTTCTCCGCCGGAGCGCTCACGGACGATCCGATCGTCAATGAGGCTATGAAGCGTTGGACCCGTGTACAGGAATGGGAAAGCGTTGCGCGGCAGCGGTTTCTGGACGATCTGAAATTTCGTCACGGAGATTCGGATAATGGTTATCAGTGGCCAGGCGCGATTAAGAATCTGCGCGATGCTGATAACCGGCCGTGTTTGACGATGAATATCATTCGTCAGCATAATTTGATAATCTCCAACGAGGCCCGGAAGAATAAAAGCTCTGTCAAGTTCAAAGCTATGGGCAACGGAGCGACCCAGGAATCGGCCAATGTCTTTGCCGATATCATGCGACATATTGAGGACAAGAGCCGGGCGCAAAATGCCTATACCTTGGCGCGAAATTTTCAAATCGACGGCGGTATGGGCTGGGTGCGGCTGGTGACAGATTACGAATCTCCAGATTCATTCGACCAGGCTATATACATCCTGCCGGTTAGGGACCCGCTTTCTATCTATCTTGATCCGGATAGGACGCAGGATGATTACTCCGATGCGAAATGGGGTTTTGTTTTCGACTGGGTGCCGAAGGACGAGTTCCGCGAGGCCTATCCGGATTTTGTCGATCTGGGTGTGGATGCGCCGCTGGGCAGCGGGACCATCGCGAACGCCTGGGATGCGAAGAATCATGTGAATATCTGTGAGTACTTCCGCAAAGTGAAGAAGAAAGACAAGCTGGTTAGCTTTGAGCATATGGGCGAACGGAAAACTGTTCGCCATTCAAAGTTGCATAAAAGCCTGCACGGGATGCTAAAGGACCCGGCTACGCGAGTGCGCGATGTGGAGGATGAGATAGTCGAATGGTATCTGATTGTTGGGCAAGAGATCGTTGACTCGACTATTTGGCCCGGCAGGTATATTCCGCTCATTCCGGTGATCGGGGAAGAAATTGTACTTGACGGCATCCTCGACCGGAAGGGCCACACCCGGGCGATGAAAGACGCGCAGCGGATGTATAACTACAACGCTTCGGGGCAGGTGGAATTTGGTGCCCTCCAGTCGAAAACCCCTTGGATTGCCGCGGCCAAGGCGATTGAGCAGTTTGAAGATATCTGGAACACGGCGAATAAGATTAACCACTCGGTGCTGGTTTATAATCATGTGGATGATGAGGGGAATCCCGTGGCCCCGCCGATGCGGATTGATCCGCCTGCGGGCTCGCCGCTGTTCGCCTCCGGCATGGAGACCGCTTTTAACCAGATGATGATGACCAGCGGTCAGTGGCAGAATCAGATGGGGATGATGGGGAATGAGCGGACTGGCGCTGCCATCGGCAAGCGGCAGGAGCAGGGCGATACCGCGACGTATCATTTTCAGGACAACTATGAAAAAGCTCTGATCAATATCGGGAAGCAGATTATTGATCTGGTGCCCAAGGTTTATGATACTAAGCGGGTGCTGAAGATGATGGCGGAAGACGGGGTGGATTATGATTTGGTGATCGATCCAACCCAGCGGGAAGCTTATTATCAGGAGCTTTCACATGATAATGAGGTGGTGAAACGGATATTCAATCCGCAAGTGGGGCAGTATGATATTGCTTCCAGCACGGGGCCGGCCTACGGCAGTAAGCGGGAGAAGACCGTTGAAGCCCTGACGTTGATCCTGACGCAGAACCCCGGACTGACCTCGATCATTGGTGATATTCTGCTGTCGGCGATGGACTTTGATAAGGCGGATGAGGCAGCAAGGCGGCTTCGCCGGATGGTTCCGCAGCAGGCGCTGGGCAATGGTCCGACGCCAACAGAGCAGCAGCAGGCGC